AATTAAAGCAAACACTGATCCAGACTGCATTTAAATCCGATAAGGAAATTTCAGATGCACAAATGGGCGCATTAATGATTGTGGCGAGTCAATACAAGTTGAATCCATGGACCAAGGAAATCTATGCGTTCCCAGACAAAAACAAGGGAATAATCCCGGTGGTTGGTGTGGATGGCTGGTCCCGAATTATTAACAGCAATCCAAATTTAAATGGTATTGAATTTGCGTTCTCACCAGAATCAGTTCGCCCTAATAAGGCAAAAGTAGATTGCCCCACTTGGGTTGATTGCATCATTTACCGCAAGGATCGTGACCGCCCTACCGTTGTACGTGAATACCTGGATGAGGTTTATCGTGAGCCAATGGGTGCCAATGGTTATGCGGGTCCTTGGCAGTCACACCCTAAACGCTTTTTGCGCCACAAGGCTTTAATTCAATGTGCTCGTTTGGCTTTTGGTTTTGTTGGTATTTACGACCAAGATGAAGCAGAGCGGATTCAAGAAAGTGGCACAATTAAAACCGTGCAAGGCCAGACTGATAATGTGATTCCAGAGGGATACCAAGAGTTTGAAAACGAGCACTTAGCTCATCTTCAAAATGAAGCACAGTTCGGATCAAGTCGATTGCAAGCAGCCTATGTAGCTCTACCGAAAGGCAACTGCAAGAATTACTTCTGGACCACCCATTCAATCAATTTAAAAGCGGTTGCTGAACTCGCAGACCAAGCCTTAGCACGCCAAGGAGAAACCTATGACCATTCTCCAGCGTAGTGAAGATTGGCATGCAGATCGATGCGGCAAGATTACAGCAAGCCGTATTAAGGATGTGGATGCAAAGCCTATTAAAGGTAAGGCTCACAATGCATTAACCCTAACAATTCTGACTGAGCGCCTAACCGGCGTTCAGGAGGAAACCAAAACCAATAGCCTGATGCAATGGGGTATCGATCAAGAGCCTTATGCGATTGCCGCTTATGAAAATGAAACCGGTAATTTTGTAGTTGGCACAGGTCTGATTGATCATCCGACTATCAAAATGAGCGGTGCCAGTCCTGACGGTCTGGTTGATCAAGATGGGCAGCTGGAAGTGAAGTGTCCGAGTTCCCAGACTCATTTGAATACCATTTTGACTCAAGAAGTACCAAGTGAATACGTACCGCAGATCACATGGCAATTGGCCTGCACTCGTCGCAAGTGGTGTGACTTTGTGAGTTATGACCCTCGCCTGCCTGGGCATTTGCAACTGGTGGTTATTCGGGTGAATGCAGGGGATTTGGATATTGCGGGTATTGAGCAGTCAGTGATTCGGTTTAATCAAAAAATTGACCAGATCATTGCTGAGTTAAATCCAGTTGAGGTGGCAGCATGAAAAAACCAACTCTAGTTCATCCGCTTATGACCGAAGCATTCATTATCTGGCTGCTCAGCATTGGCTACAGAGCAACGGTCAATCAGCATGGCGTTCGCTTCTTTTGTGAAGTGGTGAATAAGAACTTTCCGCGTGACGTGGTGATTGCAGGCACTGGCCGATTGAACAAGCCAGCAACTCAATTGTTTGAAGAATTTAAGAAATATAAGCCTTTTGAGGTGGCGTGATGGATATTCAAATTCGAGACGTAAAACCATTTGAGCAATATTGCATTGATGAATTTTCAATGTGTCATGGCGATGGTGATTTTGAGCGTGATGTGCTGGGTTTTTATGAGTCTATAGAGACGGAGCGGCTGTGGCGCGTCTGGGAATTGCAAGCAGCCAAAGCCCAAGCGGTGCCGGAAGTGGCACAACGTCAAGGTGGTTATTACATCCGCGACTTACGCAGTCAACCAGGTAACTGTATGAAGTTCTGGTATCAAGCAGGCTATGGCACGAAACATAAAAACTTTTTTTGGTGTGCGACGCTAGAAGAAGCAAAAGAATACAAAGGTGGCTGTGACTGGTTTGAAATTTGGCATGCACCTTATATTGATTCGCTTGTTGAATACACTGTTGATTTTCAATTAGCAGATCGAGGTGTCGGTTTAGTTGATTTAAAAGCACAGGAGCCAGCCAATGACTGAAATTCAACAAACGAACATTGCTGTGGCTAACTTCATCATTGATGAGCTGCACAAGGACAAGCCTTTCTGGTTGGAGTTGGATTCAGGTCAGACTGGTTCTTTATTTAACATTGCCAAAGAATCAAGCCATCTTGAATTCGATGTGGTTGAGTGGACTAAATCAATCACAGAGGGTCGAGTTAAAGCAGGAACTGGAATTTTAATTAGAATAGAAGAAGTTTTTGCAGATCGTTTTTACCACATGCTGTCGTCATATATCGCGAAGTTTGATCAGTATGGCGTGGTAAAGGCTTTGGGAGAAGTGTCATGAATCTAATTGAACAATTGGGCGGGTATGAGAAGGCTAAGGAAATCCTGTCAAGAGAAAGAAATTCGGAAAACATAGATCCAGTTATTTATTTAAATGGAAATGAAATCTTAATTGATGCAATTTGCGACGCCCTTCTCGAATACCGCCGCCAGCACAATATTTATGAGGTTGGGGATAGTGTAGTTTTAGTTAAAGGACACACAAATGCAGTTCACTATCTTTCAGGCTGGTACATCGAAGGTCTGGATTTTAGATATACAACAAAGCCTTCTGGGTGGGGTGTAATTGTGAAATCCTACATGCCTGGTATCTGGCGTCACGCCACCGATGCAGAAATCAAAGCAGGTAAAAGATTGGAGGTGTCATGATGGAAGTTGGCTCAAGCCGATGGATGCCTGAGATTTTTGCAATGTTTGAAGAATTGAAATCTCAGAATCAATATCTGGTTGAGAAAGTCGAGCGCCTGGAAGAAATTGTAGACAAGAAACCTTTAACACTAAATACCGCTGAAGCAGCAAAAGTTTTGGGATATTCAGCGGAATATGTGAGAAAGCTTGATCGTGATGGTAAAATGCCAAAACGTGTGTCGAAGGATGGACAGCGCTCTCGATGGAATCGATCAGATGTTGAAAAAATGGCTAAATCTAGAAAAACTGGAAGACCGAGAAGCAACTCTTAAAAGTAAGGGTTGCACCAAATCTGCACCAAAGAGTTATAAGTTATTGATTTTATATAATGTATGGTGGGGATAGAGAGCATATCGCCATTAAACTGAAACCCTTATCCTGTAAGGGTTTTTCTTTTAACCTTTGATTTTTAATAAATTAATGTTGTATTAGAATGTATTACAATGTGATTTAATACATCATCTAAACATCTGATTTGCACCAAATCTGCACCACGACATTATGAAAATACCAAAGGCCATTCAGCGGGGTGATAGCTGGCGTATTTGCGTCAATCATCAAAATAAACGCCATACCTCTACCCATGATACAGAAAAAGAAGCATTAGAGTGGGCAGCTCGTAAAATTATTGAACTTAAGGATGCGGCCAAGGCATCAAAAGGCGAATTGCCTAAACACACCTACCAAGAAGCTATTGAGTATTACCTGAAGAATGTCACACCTAAAAAGAAAGGTGCCAGATGGGAAACTTTACGCTTAAGAAAGCTGATGCGTGACAATCCGCAGTTAGTGTCAAAAAACCTTACAGATCTCAAGTCGTTTGATTTTGTGAAATACCGTGATGCCAGAATCAAGGATGTAACCGCTACGACTGTTTCAAGGGAAATGGAATTATTAAGTGCTGTACTGCATTGCTGCATCCGTGAATTGGGTTGGTTGCACTCCTCCCCACTCACTACAGTGTCACGACCAAAGTTGCCACCACCACGAAATAGACGTGCAGCAGACCATGAGATTGGGGCTATTTTAAATGCCTGCTCCTATGTTGAAGGTGAGCTAGTCAAAACCAAAGGTCAGGAGGTTGCATGGGCAATGTTGTTTGCGCTTGAAACTGCAATGCGGCTTGGTGAAATCACAGCAATGACCTGGAAGAATGTTCATATTGATAAAATGTATGTGCATTTACCAGACACCAAAAATGGTCTGACTAGAAATATTCCATTGTCTGAGCGTGCTGAAGAATTGCTGCGCCATATGAAAGGTATGAATAGCCCTCGCGTTTTAAGTATTGATTCGGATTCCCTTTCAGCTTTATTTAGGCGATATCGGGATAAATGCGATATTCAGGATTTAAGATTTCACGATTTGCGACATGAAGCCACTACGCGTATGGCTCAGATTATTCAAAACCCAGCCGATCTGGCTAAGATTACCGGACATACGGATATTAATATTCTGGTGAATACCTACTACAATCCAACTGCTACCGAGGTTGCACAACGATTAAGAAATGGGCTTAGAGGGCAATAATGAAAACATGGACCTACTTTTACATAGAATACACGATTAAGAATGGAGAGATTTTTAGGAAGGAATCTGGGTGGGGATTAAGGAATTATTTATTAAAGTAAAAAACAAAGCCCTCATTTGAGGGCATTTATCTATTTTAAGAATAAAGTCCTTTCTGCAGCCCGGCGGTTCACCAGACCTTGCATGCGCTTGCCACCAGCATTGACCCAAACATTAAATTGATTGGCAGCAGCTTTATAATTTCCTTCATTTAGTTGCCTAACCAAAGTGGAATTTTTGAATGCAGTTGATCCAATGTTGTAGGCCAGTGAAACTAAAGCATCGAACTGATTCTGATTGAGTGGAACTTTGACAGCATTGTTAACTGTCTGCTCAAATGCTTTCAGATCGTTCTGCATATAAGCTTTGGCTTGATCCAGTGTGCAGGTATCCCCTTTCTTTACACGAATGCCATTTGGGTATTTTGTGGTGCCAAATCCAATGGTCCATACACCTACACCATCATCATACGCTTTGAGTTCTAGACCTTCAAAATTGCAGATTAAATCAACACCGCTAGGGCTGATGCTCATTTCATCCGTAGCGATACCCAGCATACTGGTGACATCATCGTAAGCAGTTGCAATCAGTTTGTCAGCAGCATCAACCTGTTTCTGGGTGAGTTTGCCGCCGCTAATCTTTCGCA